AAACCTCATTTTCTATTCGTATCAAATCCCCAACAAAGAAATAAGCACCTTCATCTACATCTATTTCTGTTTCTGAACCATCAACAGCCTCTGCTACTAATTGTGCATCACCTGCTGCTACATTATTTACAGCTACATACATATTACCATCAGGAGCTTGATTATCTAAAGTATAGGCATTGGCTGATGAATTATCTGCACTTGCATTTGTTTGTCTAGTATTTGGTAAATAAACAAAATCACCTGCACCTAATAATAAAGTTTGAAAAGCACCTGATCCTGTAGTATCAGGAGTTCCATGAGTTTGTGTATAAGATTGAAATTGTATTTCTGCACCTGATATTCCTGAATTTTTAATAATTATACCCCTACAATCACTTAATGTAGCTGCACCTTTCCCTGTTGAACCTGAAACTATATTTACAAAAGCATCAGCATTATCTACTATTTGAGTAGTGCTGAATACTGCATTGTATGAACCTGATTTTGTTGCAGACAAAGTTTCCTTTCCTGTCTGTATGCTTATAGATGTTGTAAAATTTGGCATTGTTTCTCCTTACTGAATATGATATTTAATTTGCATTGATATACTATAGTCTGAATTGATAGTAACAGGCTCAAAAAAGGCTATTATTATTTTTTCGGATGCTACATTTGCACTATCTATAGTAAATGTTGATAGATATGGCTGCTCACATCCTGCATTTGTTACTGTTGAATTATGAGCCAATAATGTTCCATTTGTTAGACAGTTTGTTGCACCTGATGTGAAATCATAAGAAAATAAGTGCATATTGGTAGAATCTCCTGTAGCATTATCAGCTCCCTCTATTCCAACAACTGCATCTATCGTAATTGCATCGTGAACATACCACATACAATGAACTAAATCAGCTGCCCTATGAGCATTATCATCTGATGTTGTATATGATGTTGCAGGATCAGCACTATTGCCAAATTCAGGAGGTCTAGTATTATCTGAATAAGAAGCATTATTAAAAGGTAATGCATAGTGAGTACCTAGTGCCATTGATGATGAAGAAGCTCCATTTATTGAAAAAACTGCATAATTTGTGTTGGTTGCTACTTGCTCTGAACCAACTAGAACTTTTTTATTCGTTGTATCTACATTTAAAATCTGATCTCCACCTGCATTTCTTACAGTTAAAGTTGCTGTTGTATTATCATCTTTTGGTCTAATTAATATACTATCATCTGATATATCTACACACGTTGCTGTTCCATCTCCTGCCTGAATATTTGTTAAAGTTGTTGGAGTTCCTGAATTGTCAGAATTTCCTATTTGTAATATTCTTTTATAAAAGTTACTAAACTTATCTGATGTAAATGATGGCATATTATATTCCCTTAATTATATTCATAATAACTACCTTTAGATGGAGGTAATGCAACCACCTTCATAATAAAATCTACAAACCTATTCGATCCTGTTCCACCCCAACCTATTGAACCTAGTGCTGAAGTAGCTTTTGTTCCAAGCCAATATTGATATGAATTACCTGCTGTTAATCCTGATACTACCCAAGATAATCTTGCAGTTGATTGGTCAGTTTCATCTGCTAATAGTGTTCCAACTTCATAGCTTGATCCTATACTATTATATGTAGCATTATCAGATAATCCAAATGAGATTGCCCTATTTGAATACCCATCTACCCATACTTGCATTGATACTTCTACTATTCCACTAGGTGGAGCAATAAAACTTACATTCATATCTGAATCAGGAACTGCAAAAGATGTTGTAAATGTATATGTGCTATGAGTTGCACTTTCTCCAATCATTCTATAGCCTATAATCATACCTGAATATGCAGGAATGAAATGACCTGATGATTCTAGGTGCATCTTTTCAATGTTTCCATAATAATCTCCACCCTGAACATCTAAATCCCCTCTAATTCTTGCACCCTTTTCACTTTCAGCAGTTTCTATAGCAGTTGATTTTCCACCAACTTTCAATGGTCGTAAATTCTCATCCACAGGATGTCCTTCTTGTAATTTTACATCATTTGCCATCTATATCCTTCACAACATCTGTTAATGCTTGTAATTTTATCTCTAATTCTGCTACTTTAATATCTAATTCATTTGGTTTCTCAACATAAGATAAAACCTTATCTAATTTGAATACTTTCATCAAATGCTCTGTAACATTTGGTAGTATTAATTTTAGTATTGTTTTAGCAAATGAGGCAGGAATCATTATTTTTTAATTCCTTCTACTACATCAACTACAACCTCATAAATAGCCTCCATCAATTCACCTTCTTGCCTTTCATTCAAAATAGCAAGATTAATTTTAGCATTAGCTTTTTTAATTACCTCTGTTTTATTATTTTTAAGGTATTTTATTACATAATCTAAAGCAAACTTTTGTAAAAATAATCCTAACTTATTCATTATTCTCCTTTATACATTATTCTTTTTAAATATTCTAAATCATCCTCTATTCCATTTAATCTAGCCTCAATAGTGCTTAATTTCTCATCTTGTTTTACATCACTTGGAATGGGTGCATCTTGCAATTTTTTCATTTCATCTATAGTTTGTGTATTCCTAGTAGATTCATTTTCTACAAATGTAATTCTAGTTGTTAATTGACCATAGCCCCAAACCATAGCAGATATAAAGCCAACTACTTGTATAATCATTGGCAAACTAATATTTAAACTTGTTTTATCACTTACTCTATTATTCATTTTTTAATTGATAAATCTATATAAACTTTTAAATCTGATTTGATTTCACTGCACCACTTTTTAATCTTTTCTGTATCATCTCTTTCCTGATCAAATCTTATATGCATCTCTTTCTTAATTTCATCTATTTCTTTTAATAAGTGGTCGTGCCTAGCATCAAACCTTGACAATGTATCTTCAACCTTATCTTTCAATATATACCTGACCACCCAAGCCAACATTCCCAAACTACCAACTGCCAATGCTATTGGAAATCCTAATTCTGTAATAATTCTTATTATATCATCGGTCATTTTTTAGGCTTTTCATCCTTTCCCCATAGAACATCATCATCTGAAACATGGATATTAGTTCCACCTTCAGTTAAACTAACCTCTTTATCACCCAACCTTATAGATTGTGTTTTTGCTTTCTCATTTTTTAAATGTTCGATTAATGAAGATGTTAAATCGGTCTGCATTTTAATAACACTTGTAATCGGATCTTCCTTATCCTTTGTGCCTGTCATACTATTCAAAATAGCAATCAAAGCCATAGAAATAGATGATGTACTACTTGCAATAATCGCTATCATAGCTGCATCTTCAATATAAATAATAGAAAATACTAACCCACCAAATAATAAAACAATAGTAGGCAAGGAAAATCTTGCAATTTGAACAGCAGCCTTATCTCGCATAATTCTAACATCTCTTGCTCGTTCTTGTCTTATTTTATCAATATCAGGCATTATTTTTTAAGTCCATTTCCTGTTAATTTAACCATGACATCTACAATAGCATCCATTCTTTGTAATATTGCATTAAATTGCTCCCTGTTTTGTTCTCTTTCCTTCTTGCTATTGTCAATTAGCTTGATTACTATATTTTCTATTCTTTGATCACCTGCTTTAATTTGTTGCATCAGATCGTTTGCCATCCATTGAAATAGCTTCACAAGTGCATAAGAAACACCCCCTAACATCATAACAGGGATGCCAAATTGTTCTGCTAGTTCTATAAATTGTTCCATTATCCATGTTCTCTAACGATGTCAGCCAATCTATTTGCCCTGCTTGGTGTTTGCTTTGCCCACAGGCTATCAAGCATTTCATCGGCTGCACCTTTCCAATTTTTATCTTGCATATTTAATATTGCTTTTTTAAATTTGCAAAATCCTGAAAATCCTATCTGATAGCACATTTCAATAACCACACCTTGAACTTCAGGGGGAATATCTTTATACCAACTCAAATCATCAAGCAATTTTAAATGTAATTGTGAAATGCGTCCTGTTAATATGTGTAATGATTCTTCTTCAGTTAGCCAAGTGATTCCATGCCCAATAGTCCAAACACCTTCAGAGCATTGATATGGTTTACTTCTGAAGCCCTCATTAACACCTATTCGTTCTATAAGTGCTTTAAAATCAGGCATTATCTATACTGAATATGAAAAGCATATTCATAATCATCAGCTGCTGTAGTTGGTGTTCCACCCCTACTTACTGCTGCAACATAAACACTTGTTGAATCCATTTCTGCTTGTAGCATCATTGGTAGCCCTGTAGTAACAGCTGCACCATGATTTCCATAAGATGAATGATATACAAGGTTATTTACAAGATCAGTAGTATGTGTAGACCAATCTACCTTTGCTATTCCACAAACTCCTGCAGCTTTTGCTAGTGCATTAGTCCATAAACTACCTGATCCCACTGCATCATTTAATGTGCCAAGATTTGCAGCTTTTTGCATAAATACAAGATCGTGATCATGTGCTACATCATCTTCATTTAAGATAGTTATTCCATGCAACATAGCACAACCACCCTTACCCCTAACTGCAAGAGGTATTTCTGTTGCTGCAAAAAACACATCATTATCGGCATAAGCACCTGTATCAAGTGTTGGTGTTACTCTAATTATTGCATAATTGCTTAAATTATTTCCCATCTAAACTTCCTCCACTTTATATCCCTTATCAAGATATTGTTGCTTATTCTCTAATGCTTTTGTTATAACCTTACCATTAGCTTTAGTTACTTTTATAGATGTTACTTTTTTTTTGGTAGTTGCTTTTTTTGTTGATTTCTTTTCAGCCATCATATCCCCTTATTATTTTATGATATTACCTTTATTATCAAACTGAACCCCTCGAAATATGCCAATATTTTCTGCTCCCCTGCCCTCTTTGTTTCTTTTCACTCTGTTACCCACTTCTTGAATATAATCCATGTATTTTATTTTCTGCCCTTTATAGTAAGCCTGTTGCCCTTTTTCTCTATCTTCGTGCAATTCAAGTTTATTATTGGGATCAAGTTCACATCCAAAAACCTTATTATTTAAATTTCCTATATCTTTTTTCTTTGACATATTATTATAATATGAGGGCAGTAATTAACCACCCTCATATTTATTTACTTATTATGATATTTCAGTATCTATTTCACAACCATATACATCAACTAACTCTGCTGCTGCATAATAAGCATTAGCAACTAGAGTTGTTTTTGCATATGCTTCTTCTCTTTCAGAAGCCATTTGTATGAAATTACCACCACCAAAATCAATATATCCTGCACCAAGTGCCTGTTTTGCAAACATAGCACCTTCTTTTCTTCCTGTTCCACCTGTAACTACTGCTGTAGTCGTATGGATAGAAACACCTGCGAGATTAGTAACAAATCCTGCACCCATAAATTGAGCTTCGGCTGTTCCTGTCATACCTGCAAATGCACCATTTGAAGAATTAACTGCAGCTACACTACCAAATTCAGTAGATATTCCTTGTGAACCATATACTTGTTGTGGATGTAATACTGCTGCATAAGGTCTTGGAGCATCATTTGCTTCAAGTGTAGCTATTGCATCCATAAATAGATTAAAGTTCATACCATCATCGTGTCCTACACCATTGGCAAAATCATCAAGCAAAGCACATACTTCTACATCAAACTTTCTTGCAACATCATTACCAAGTTGTAAACCTGCATTAACAAGTAAAGCATCAGCATTACCGTGTGCAGATAAATCAGTAATTTCTGCTCTTATTGCCCTTCTTAACACTTCACAACTTACTGCTGTTGTTTCAATGTTTGTCAAATTAGCAATAGTTTCTTCAGCACCACTTGCTTGTTCGTCTACACCAAAATTTGCATCAGTTGGATCATGTTTTGTATATACAGGAAATTTCACTGTATTAGTTCCTTGTGGTGCAGGAACCATTGTGATAAGTCCACCCATTACATTTGCTTTGTTAAATTGAACGATTGCTGCTGCTACGGCTGTTCCTAAACCACCTGCTGCAACACCAACATCTGTTACTACATTACTTTGTGCCATTGTTATATCCTCTCTTAATTATTTTTTGTTTATATTACCCCAACTAAAGCCTGTAACATTCTTATTTAAATGTTGCTCACAGCTTACAGGGTCTTTTGAAGCCCATTCCTCTATTGAACCATATCCACCAAATTCACCTTTTGCAGTTGTTCCTGCTCTTGATGAATCTGCTTTATTAGCATTTACAGCCACTTGCTCATCTTGAACAAATTTCTGTAAAGTTGCCATATTCATGCCTTCGGTGTACACCCTTCTTCCTTCAGGTAATTGTTCTACCAACCCCTGCCTGAAAGCACCTAAATCAGTTGTTAAAGCCTTATTTTGCTCCTTGTATTTTGCAAGTTCAGAATTAGTTTCGTTGTATAAAGTTTCAAATTCAGAATTTTTCTTCAAAGTTTCCTGCCTTTGCTCCTCTTGTTGAGCATTCACCTTTTGTAACTCTGTTTGAAGTTCTTCTATTTGCGACTTAAACTGATTCTTTTGCCCTACAACTTCTTGGAATCTTGTATAAGGTACATCATTTTTATCAGCTTGTGTGCTTGGATTTGATTCGCTGTTTCCTTCAGCTTGTGGTGTATTTTGTTGTTCTTCAGCCATTTTAGAATCCTCTTTTGTGAGTTAAATCAATACTTTAAGTTAATAATTAAATATTAAAAGTTCTACCTTTAATTTTTCCCAATCGTTTTTTTACATAACTATTTGCTTGTTTCATAATATATTTTTCCACACTATCAGGTAAAGGTTTTGAATTGGTTGATATTTTTCTATTCAACTTTTCTAAATGCTTTACTTTTGCACCCTGTGTTGGAGTTCCAAACCTAAAGCCTCCAC